TATGTAGGTTGGCCAACATCACTGTCTGGAATCTGCCGCCCCACATAGCCGCTGTATCTTTCAGCGAATGGTGGAACAACCGCGGTGCTACCATTCCCGGCGGCAGCTCGTCCCTCCGCCACAACCTCGATCCCTACAAGAAAATCGACACCCGCCTCAAGTCTGGTGACCGCCCCGGCAAAAAAGCCGCCTGGGAGGCCCTGACTCCATCGGACTTCATGGCAGGCATCCTCCCCCTGCCGCACGACGTCGCCCGGGCCAGCACCAAGCCGGAACCAGGCCTCAAACGCCGCGCGCTCTACGCTCAGCGCGATGAAACTGCCTTCCTAGCAGCATATGCCTCTGCGGGAGTGGAGAAAGCCATGAACCATTCAGGGATGTGCCCCAGCCAGCGACCCAGTGATGTAGCTTCTTGGTTAGCTGCCGACATCGGGCAGGCATTGGAGCCCGACGCAATATGGCTCTCATTGGATTACCACAATTTCAACAAAGAGCACAGCAATGCAGAATTAGCCCTTGTCGACCTCGCATTCGCACAGGCCTATGCTCAACGGGCCAGCACCGGCGACCAGATCAGCTCCCATAAAGCCATCATAAGTCTCTACCTTTCCCGCCTCCGCACAACAGGCTTCATCACCGGCGATCCCGCAGTCGCCGGGCGCAGTATGTCGGGGCTCTGGAGCGGTCACCGCAACACCGCCCGCGACAACACCATCCTCCATGCGGCATACCACGCACTCGTGTGTGATAAAATGCGCCGAATGCAGGTACCAACTCCACGGAGGGTCTTCTTCTGTGGAGATGATGAGGATGGCCTCCACCACAACATCAACTCCTTGGCCATCTACTACATGCTCCATGTCACGTTAGGATGGCATTTCAACCCCATTAAGCAGATGGTTGGTCGCACGCGCCATGAATTCCTACAGTGGGTCGTGAGCACGACACGAGTCGAAAAACCCCTCGCCGCAGCAGTGGCCACACTCGCAATGGGAAATTGGTATAAACAAGTGGCTCTCGACTACTCGTCCATCGCCTCAGCAGCAGCAGATCAAGCACTCATGCTTGTCCGCCGTG